TATCCCGCCGCCGTGGCGGCGGTGCTATGGGAAAAGCGGCGGTTATTCGCCGGTATCGTCGCCGGCGCCGCTGTTAAAGATTTCATCCATGGCGTCGGTGCTTTCGCCCTCGCTGGCGGTATCAACGGACAGGTTGCCGTCGTTGTCGATTTTCAGGCCGGATCCCTCCTGGACCTTGACGCCGCCCAGGGTGTCAGCGGTGGCCACAGGCAGGTCACCGATCACGGTTGTGGTGGTGCCAGTTGCGCCCTTGCCCAGCAGGTGGCAGGTGCCCACGATCTCCGCCGTAGGCCGGGCCACGCATTTCAGGCGGACATATCCGGCGTAGGTGGTGGCCGTGGTACTCATGCCGGCCAGCTTTGCGGTTTCCTGGCTGCCCTCGGTGATCACGGTGTCCGGGATCAGGGTGGCGGTGATTTCTTCGTCCATCAGGTCGTAATAGAAACCGTACCCGTTGACCTTGTTAGGATCCTCCACCCAGTCAGCGGCGGGGATCACAAAATCAATGGACTTTTTAATGCCGCCGGTGGCCATGGTGTTCACCAGGTCCTTGCAGGCTTTGTCCACGGCGTCCTGGAGGTCGTCATAGGTCACCAGGCCCGCCGGCGCGGTGATCGTGACCTCGATTTCATCCGAAATCGCAATGGCCAGGGGATAGTTGCGAATATCCGGGGGCAGGGTTTCGGAAAAGGCGTTGACGGGCTGGATATAGTCGCCCAGGGTGGCGTACAGGATCACGACGCTTTCCCCGGTGATCGGGTGCCGTGCCTCCACGATAAACTCCGCCAGGTAGAAAGCACCCAGGCCGGGGGTGGAATTGGAACTATACTGCACTGTCAAATACAGCACATTGTCCTGGTGGCGGCGCTGGGCAATCGTGCCCTCCGCCACATACTGGATCAGATCGGTCATGTCGGCCAGGTTCACGTCCTCCGCCACCTTGCCGCTGCCGACGGCCACCCGCGTGATCTCCAGTTCTTTGCCGGTGGCCAGTAGGGCGGCCAGCAGTTCCCGGCCTCCCGTTGTTACTTTGAAACTGTAATTCATGGTTTAACCTCCTAATATTTCGGTCAACGGGGTGCTTTGTACGGTGTTCAGCCCGCCGCCAATATTGACAGATCCGACAAACTCCAGCTTGTCCTCCTGGTTCGGCACAGGGGTGGAGGTGACAGCCCCCAGCCTGCCGCCGAAACGGGCCGAATGTTTGAAAAGGAACTTGTCGGCCTGCTCTTGCAGGGGTGTGGTCATTGCCGTGCCCACGGTGCCGCCGATCCGCTCCGTTTTCTCAAACTGGATATTGTCCGGCTGCTCCGCCATGGGCGTGGTCATTGTGGAGGACATACGCCCGCCGAAACGGGTTGTATGCTCCATCTGGTCGAACTCCAGCACCACGCCGTCCAGCCATTGGGATTTACGCTTGACGGCCTCCAGGACCTCCCGAAACTCGGTTGTGGGTCTGCTGGTGGCCTCCGCTCCCTGAATGTGGACCATGAAATGGTGTGGATCCAGCCCGGCGTCGAAAAACTCCACAATATGGCCGTTGCCGAAAATGGTCTGAATGATGGAGTTTACCATGTAGGTGGTGCCCATCTTCATGTAATAGGGCAGGGTGGAAAGGATCAGGCTGCGTTTGACCTCGGTGGAATACTCCATCTTGTAGCACGGGGTCCGCAGTTCTATGGCCAGGTAATCCAGGATTTCGTCCGGTGCCTCTTGGATCGCCGTCAAAAACTTTACCTTGTCGGCCATGTCGCACAGCTTCACGATCTGGCGGTGCAGGGCGTAACCGAACGCCTGCACCTCCAGCTGGCCGGCCAGGTTATCGGGCAAAATATCGGTGATCCGCCCGCTCCGCAGGTTAATCATCTTCCAGCCCTCCATACTCGATCACGGGGGACAGGGCCAGGGCCGCCACCTTGTTCTTGCCCACCGGGGTGTAAACGGGGCTTTTGATGGCCAGGCGCTTGGCGCCCGCCATTTTCACGGCTGCGGTCAGTTCGTCCGGGTTAATGTCCCGCCCGATCTTCCGCTGCCAGGCCACATATTGCTCCACGGCAGCGGCCACCGCCGTCTGGATCGTGGCGGCTCTTGCGCTGTCCGTCCGGTTGATCCAGTATTGGAACTCTATGGCGTAGGGCACCGCCTCCGGGGCGGAGGCGTTCACCAGGTCGTCCATGGGGCGCATATCGCCGTTTTTCAGGTAGTCCAGCAGGCCGGTGATCATTTCGTCGCCGGGGTCGCTGCCGTCCTCCATCAGGAAATAAATATCAACGGTGCCCGCCTGCTGGTCGCTGGTGATCTTCACGTCGCCAATGGCCGCGCTGTACGTCCGCACCCAGTATTCATATCCGGCCTCCGGGCCTGCCGTGGAGTAGGCGCTGGGCGCCAGGTGGGTGCGTTCCGCCAGGTCGGCGTCGCTCTCCACGTCGGTGCCTCCCTCGGTCACGGTGACGTTTTCCACCTTGGCCACATAGGGGATCGGATCCACAATGGTGGACAGTTCCCCGATCTCAAAGCCATTTCCCACCGCGCCGTCGTCCACACAGGCCGCCGTCACGTCAACGGTCATTTGCCCCGCCGGGATCTCTGCGTATTCCGTGGTGAAGAAATACACGTTGCCCGGTCCCGCCACGCGGGTGCCCTGGGGGATCCCCGTGGCACTCTGCCGCAGGGCGGACAGGGTAAAGCGCAGGGTGGTGGAGGCCGCCGTGGCCGGCAGGCGCGTGGTGCCTTTCAGCAGCGCCAGGTTGTCCAGATAGGTGGAATAGCTGTATTTCAGCAGGTTCAACTTGCCCGCTCGGTCAATGTACTGCATGGCCTGGAAGATTTGCAGGGCCGCCGCGTTCAGTTCCATGCGGTGGGGGCTGGCGCGGTCCAGGTTGACCTCCTGGCCGGTGGCCTCGGTTATGAACTTCTCATAATCGGCCACCATTTCGGCGCGCACGTCGTCAATGCTCCGCCCGTCAATGAAAGAAATGTCCGGGGCGTTTTTTACTGCAGAAATGTCAAGCACTTGTAATCACCACCTTTGGGGAAAGTTTCCCGCTGCTGTTCCAGTCCCAGGTGATTTCCTGGACCCGGACAGCGGGGATAAATTGCGGGATCTTCTTGGTTACCTCCGCCGTGTATAGGCTCTTGGCCACCTCCGGCGGCAGGTCCAGAAAGTCCATGTTTATGCCAAACTCACGATCCAGGGGCATGGCGCCCTCCGGCGTGGATAGCAAGAGGGCCAGCTGCCGGTCCAGCTTTGCCCGCCAGTTGTCGGAAAAGGTGTATTCCAGTTTGTAGTCGAAAATATCCAGTTCCATCATGTGTATTCTCCCAGCGTAATGGTCAGTTTCGCCCTGGCCAGTTCGCCCCGGCTGTAAACCGTGGCCCACGTTTCGCTGGAGGACACCAGGCGGAACGGATTGCGCCCCACGGGCTTGTTGCCTATGATCAGGTATTCCGCCGTGCCGCTCTCCACCATGGCCTCCACGGCCTCCAAAATGGCCCTGGGCTTAACGCCCAGCGTGGCGGACAGGGTGATCTCCAGGGTTCCGGTCTGGAGGCCAGGGCCTAAAAACTCCGGCTTGGGCTTGACGCCCAGCGCCTCATGTTCGGCCCATCGGCTTGTGATCTCGCGGGTCATGTTTAAGAACGTCAGCACCTTTTCGTCGCTTACTTCAAAAATGATCTTCCGTCCCAGGGTTCCGATCATGTGTTATCCCTCCTTACCCGGGCGGGGTCGTGTTGCCGCCTATGCTGTCGGTGTGCTTGTGGTTCTGCACCGAAACGCCGGCGGCCACGGTATCGCCCTGGGAGGTGATCGTGCCGGTGACGGTCAGGCTGCCGTTGACGGTCAGATCCCCGTCCACCACCACCTTGGCGGCCTTGATGGTCAGGGTGCCGTCCTTGTAGCGGATCATGGCCTCCCCTGGCGTCCGGGCCAGGTCCTTGCGGTACAGGCCCTTTTCACCCTCCGGGGGCACATTCTTCCCGCTCCACGGGCGGCCCAGGACCACGCCCGCCTCCGCGCCGTTGGACAGGTGGAGGACCAGCACTTGGTCCCCGATCTCCGGCATACTGTATTCGTCAGAGATAAAGGGGATCAGGCGGGTCACACTGTCGTCTTTTTCGTGATACACCACCCGGACCATGCCGGCGGCGTAGTCGATGGCGGACACCTTGCCCAGCCTGATCTCGTTTCCCATGTGTTCCTCCTCGATATTGGCGCCCGGTGTTCCGGGGCCGTGAAACCCACCGCCGCGCTTTACTGCACCAGTGACATTTCCAGGTCCATGGTGTAACCAGATCCGCCGACGCGGTGCGTAATGCTGTCAATGTAATATTTGCCGGACAGTCGGCCCAGGCCCTCCACGTCAACGCACTGGGAGGCCACCAGGCGGGCGTTGCCCATGATGGTGGCGGACAGTTTCGTGGCGCCGTGGTTCGATTTATCCACCGCCGCCTGGATCTGCCGCTCCGCGTCTGCCTGGCTGTCGGCTTTGCCGGACTGTTTCAGGATCCGGTTGCCGCCGCCCACCGTGACCTTTATTTCCTCCTCGGTTACGGGGTCCGTATATGTGAACTCCCCGCCGGTGTAGGTCTTGGCCATAGTGGTGGACCAACTCCAGGACAGCAGATCGTCCGGCCCCAGTGTGGCCGCGCTGCCCTTTTTCTTGTATGCCTCCCGGTCATACACCACGATCTTGTTGGAGTAAACTTTCATGGCCAGGCCGTAGGTTTCGCACAGGCCCATGTAAAATTCACAGTCGGTTTGTTCGGACTGCTCCACGTTGGTGATCTTGAACGGTTCGCCCTCAACGTCCCACACCAGGGAGATCCCGGCGCGGGTGGCAATCTCTTTTCCGATCTCCTGGATCGTGACGTTTTCCCAGTTCTTCGTCCGGGCGGTTTCCCGGAAACAGCTGTCCGCAGGGACAGACACGCCGGAAATGGTGCCGGTGATCGGCCACCCGGAAAAATCGAAATTATCCAGGATAAACAGGCCGCACGGCAGGCTCCCGCCCGTTGCCCGAATGGTGGCGCTTAATGTGTCGCCCACCTGCGGAAACCAGGCCACGGTCCAGAGGCGCCCACGGTCATGGATCGCAATGTCCAGGCTGTCGGCCTCACCGCTGGCCGGGTCGGTATAGGAAAAATCTGTGTTGTATGGGGCGATCTGGGCGGACACCGCCGCGCCGTTGTAGATCAGATCCACCGTCGTGCGCCGCGTGTTCATGTTTCGGTCCTCCAGATCGGTGTGTTGGCGTCCGGGGTGCCCGCCGGGGGATCGGGTGTCTGGAGGACCACCCCAGCGCCAAACACAAAGGTTTCCAGGTGTGTGTAATTGTTCTGCATAAGCCACCCGGTCAGGTTCACGTCCCCGTAAACCTTAAAGGCAATAGCGTCCCAGGCGTCGCCCTGCTTGGTGGTATAGGTTTTTGCCATGGTCTGCGCCTCCTTTTATGCCGGGGTGAAACTCTTGCGGGCCTCCTCGGCTTTCATCTGCTTATACAGCCGCTTGAACTCTGCGAAACTTACCCGGCCAGCCTCCACGGCCTCCTCCCTGGTGGTGGGGCCATAGAACTGGAACACGGGGGCGAATGTGATTGTTTCCGTTCCGCCGCCCTGGCCAGCGCCTCCGCCGCCGGGCTTTGGCTTCGTCCATTCCTCCAGCAGGGCCGCCAACTTGGACAGGGGCATGATTGCCTCCGGTTCTCCGCCCTCGCCTACCATGGCCAGGGTGGGGGCTGTTGCGACACCGCCGGCAGCCAGGGCCGGGATCGTCGGAATGTTAAAGCCTAACGTCTGGCCGCCGACACCGGGCACCCAGTCCGGGATCGTCACGGAAATGCTGTTGATCTTGGACAGCACCCAGTTGATCGCGGAGATCACGCCGTTAATGGGCGCTTTCGCCAGGTTCACGATCATGCCAAACACGTTTCCGAAAATATTGACAATGTTCTGCCAGGCTGCGGACCAGTTGCCAGAAAAGACGTTTTTCACAAAGTCGATGATATTTTGAAAAATCGCTTTCACGTTCTCTATGGCGGCAGAAATGCTCTGCCACCAGCCCGTCAGATATGCGGACAGCACCGGGAACGTGTTTTGAAATACGGAAACCAGGCCGGTCACCGCGTTGGTAACCCACGCTTTCACATTGCCCCAGATTTCCGAAATCTTGGCACCCAGCTGGGCCGCCTTGGCCTTTACGGTGTCCCAGTTCTTGTAAAGCAAAACGCCGGCGGCTACCACCAGGCCAATGGCCGCCACAACGGCCAGGACGGGCAGATTTAGGGCTGTCATGGCTCCCGCCAGGGTAAAGGTGCCCGTGGCACTTGCGGCTGTCACAACCTTGTAAACGCCCATTATGGCGTTGTAGGCCGTCACGGCGATTTTGTACGCCTTGTATGCCGCCACCGCTGCGGCAATGCCCGCCGCCAGGGCCAGGATCATGTCCTTGTTTTCTGCCACCCATTTGACGGCAGTTTCCGCCGCCGGAATGATGGTTCCGGTCATGTAGTTCCCGATATTCTCCAGGTCCTCGGTGACCACAGGCAGGGCCGCCTCCGCCAGATCTCGCACATACGGCAGAATATTGGTTCCCAGTTGCGTCAAGAAATTGGCGC